ATTTCAAACCTAATGGCTCAAGTAAGAGGCAAAGGTGATGTAAAACCAAATAAAGATATGATTAGACATATGGTCTTAAATTCTTTGAGAGGGTTTAATATAAAGTTTAAAGGAGAATATGGTCAGATGGTACTATGTTCAGACGCTGCTGATCCATGGCGTAGAGATTTCTTCCCACAATACAAACACAGTAGAAAAATGGCCAGACAAGATGGTCCATTTGATTGGGATAATATATTTAAGATTATAACGGAAGTTAAAGACGAAATATCTAAAAACTTTCCATACATAATGATGTATGTTGAGAACTGTGAGGCTGATGATATAATAGCAACACTAGTAAAAGAACAAAAAGAAGATTTATACCTGATTGTTTCAGGTGATAAGGACTTCATACAATTACACCATTATGGTAATGTATATCAATGGTCACCTTTCTTAAAAGGTTTTATAGGAGAACAAGAAGATCCAGTAAAATTTTTAAGAGAACAAATTATTAAAGGCGATAGATCAGATGGTGTACCAAATATACTAAGTCCAGATAATATATTTGTAACTGGTGAAAGACAAAAACCTATTACGAAAAAGAAATTGGAAGAATGGTCCAATATTGAAAATATACCATTAGGATCAGAAACTAAAAAGAATTTCAATAGAAATAAGAAGTTAATCGATCTATCACAGATACCATTAACGATACAGGAAAACATTATAAATAAGTATAAAGACTATAAAGTACCAAGCAGGTCGCTCCTGTTACCATACTTTATTGAAAATAAAATGAAGTCAATGATAGAAGTTATATCCGACTTTTGAAACATATATGGAGTAAATAATGGCCGAACAAGAAAAACAACAACATCCAAACTTAATTAGTAAAAAAGCTATGTCATCTTTAGCTAGCACTAGAGGTTCTCAAGGAGAAACTGTACATGAAATTTTTACTAAAATTAATAACGCTAAAGATAAACCTAAAAAAATGGAAGTATTAAAAAGATATGATACTCCTTACATTAGACAAATCTTAAAAGCAGGATTTGATCCAAAGATCAAATTTGTATTACCAGTAGGAACACCTCCTTACATTGCTAATGAATCACCGGTTGGTACGGAACATGGCTTGTTAAGAAACGAGGCAAGAAAACTATACCTTTTCATAGAAGGTGGTGACAATACAATTACTAGAACAAAAAAAGAAACTTTGTTTATACAGATGTTAGAAGGCTTACATAAGACAGAAGCTGAAGTATTAATACATGTAAAAGACAAGACTTTAAATAAGACTTATAAAGGTCTAACTGAACAATTAGTAAAGGAAACTTTTGATTGGAATGATGACTTTATGAGAAATACCAAATAATTCTAACGAATCACATGGTCGGAGCTCTTCCGGCCATGCCAAAACCCTTACCTCCCAACGAAAAATAGAGCTTGACTTTATAGTCTTTTTATGGTATCCTATACCAATAAATATAAGGAGAATATACTATGAAGAAATACTTGATTACATTAACGATTATACTAGCAACATTATGGTTTGGTCTAACGAGTTTTATGAACTCGGCGATGGCTAATGACTATAACAAGGCAGTAATTGGCCATGTTATACAATCTAAAGTTAATGGTATTGATGTAAATACTCAAAAGTTATTAGAGTACGAAATGTCAAAACTAGGACACCAATTTGCTTTAGAGTCAATACAGATTATACAAGCTTATTTACCTGCCATACTTGATGGTGTATTAGCTGAAATGAGATTAAAAGCAGATAGTGAATATAAATGTTCATTATTAAAAGGTAGTCAAATAGAGGATAAAGAATGTAATGATAAAGGTAAAGAAAAATAATAGTATGAAAGTTAAGAAAATTCTCAAAAGAGATATGTCTATTCGTAAAAGGTATAAAACTACCTATAAAGATATTAAAAAGTATTTTACTATTATTAATAAATCGGTATTTAATGATCTATTATCTCCATTTAACGAAATTTTAATCAAAAAAATTTACAGAGATAGTAAATCATGTACTCATACTTGGGGACAAGTGGTATGTTGGGAGTGGAAAAGAAAAGGTACAAAACAATACTGGTTAGAAATGTTACCAGAATACAGAGATAAGAGAGATTTTGTGGAAACGTTAGGACATGAAATGGTCCATCTATATCAAATGGCTAATATAGGTGATACAGGAAATCATAATAAGGTTTTCTATAGTTTTAGACCAAAGTTAAATAGAATTGGCCTTGATATATAATTATGGAGAGATATGATGACAAGAAGACAAGTAAAAGAACTAGACCCCTATTTGAAGACTAGAATAGGTGAAGCGTACATACAAATTAGAGAACTGGCAAAACCAAGTAATTTAGCTGGTACACAAAAAGTTTATTATGAGGGTAATTGGGTAAAAGATATACACAATAACTATACAGAAAAACAAGCACAAGTAATATTCGATAATGTGGCTCAGTATATGGACAAATTAGATTTTTTTCAAAAGAAATTAAAATATACTTATGAAGATATTGATGAGAGTCCTATTCAAGCATACGAATACATAGCAAGAGTAAAATAATGAAAAAGGTTAATTGGGATAATCTAATAGATAAATCTTGGTATTGGACCAAAATAACTTTTCTATGTGCCGCTATCATATTGGTGGCGTATGGTTATGGTACATTTAACCCTAATGAATTTGCTGAGAAAAAGATATTTAAAATCGCAGAAAACGATTATCTTATTAAAGTAAAGAAGATGGAACTAACTGAACCTAGTATGGAATATACAAATGATATTCAGTTTGTGAGAGCAATGCATAAATGTATTGACTATATAAACTTTACTTTACCACATAGTAAGAGAGTGCCATTTGAAATGATTATAGGTCAAGCGGCATTAGAGTCTGGTTGGGGTTCAAGTAGATTTGCCAAAGAGGCAAAAAACTTATTTGGTATAAGAGTGTTTAGTAAAGAAAGTGCTCATCTATTACCACAAGGTATCACAGAGTGGCCAGGTTGGGGTGTAAGAGTTTTTCCAAGTAAGTGTGCTAGTGTTGTTGAGTATGTAAGATTATTAAATGAACACCAAGCATACAAAGAGTTTAGAGCGTTGAGAGAAAAAACTAGAGACCCTATTAAACTAATTAAAAAATTAGATAACTTTTCTACTACACCTGATTATGACAAAAGAGTAATCAGAATAATTAAGAAGATTAGAAAACTAGAAGATACCTACGCTTCAGATAAGACAATCAACTAAATATAACTATGTTTCTAACAATATTAACATTTTTATCCGCCATATCTATATCAATTATAGCGGCTGGGTATTCAATCATTGGTCTAGCAACACTATTTGCTGGTGCCGTGATACCTATTATCGCTATGGGTTCAGCACTAGAAGTTGGTAAGTTAGTAGCGGCCAGTTGGTTGTATCATAATTGGAACAGTGATGTACCAAGGTTATTAAAAGGGTATCTGTTTGGTGCCATTATCATACTAGTCTTTATTACATCTATGGGTATATTTGGTTTCTTATCAAAGGCACACCTAGATCAAGTTAAACCTACATCAAGTAATAATATAAAAATAGAATTATTAGATAACCAAATTAAATCACAACAACTTATTATTGATAGATCACAAAAGACATTAACACTATTAGACAAGGCATTAGAAGTTTACATAGATAAAGAATTTGTAACTAGAGGTCTAAAAGAACGTAGGAAACAAGAGCCAGAAAGATTAGAATTAAATACGGCAATCAAAGAAGCTAGTAATGAAATTGGTAGACTATCCGAAGAAAAGGGTACATTAAGTTTAGAACAAAACAAAATAGAGGCCGAAGTAGGACCTATCAAATATGTGGCAGAGTTAATCTATGGTGAGAATGCTGAAGATAACTTTGACAAGTCAGTTCGTATAGTAATATTGATACTCATATTTGTATTTGACCCATTAGCTGTACTTCTATTGATAGCGGCCAATATATCATTAAGACAATGGCGAATGAGAAAACAATCTATTAAACTACAAAAAGAAATTAATTTACAAGAAACGTTAAATAAACAAAAGAAAAAATTAGAAAAATTAGGTAAGAAACAAAGAGATTATAAAAAGATGGTGGCGACCATGGGAGAGTTCAAGGACATGTCTCCTGACGAGATTAAACTTAAAATAGACCAAATATATGATTGGAATGACAAAGGTTAGTATTATATTACTCATTGCTGTGATTCTATCAGGTTGTACTAAAACCGTGTGTGTTACAGATACAGAGTGTACCAAGAAATTAGATTGGAATAACAAAGGGTTTACCCTTTTTAGAACAGTGGTAACCAATGGAACAAATTTGGGCAAATAGAGGCTTGACAAGTGCCTCATAATGTGATATATTATATACTATGGAAACAAAAATACATATACCAATAGAAGTACAAAACTTACAAAAGTTAGCACAGGCATGTAAGAATGCTGAAAGTGATGACTTCAAAGCATTGTGGTATAAAAAAATGATTGACTTGGCCAAAAAGTATAAGTTGATGGATTATGTAATGAGAAAGTTGGTACACTAGTGAATATATTTTATTTAGATAAAGATCCTATTATAGCGGCTAAAATGTCTTGTGATAAACATGTTTGTAAGATGATTATAGAATCAGCACAGATGTTATCCACAGCACACAGAATACTAGACGGTGTTAAATATACCGATAGAACTAAAAAAGGTCATAGAATACAAAGATGGCGAATGTCTGGTAACCTAGAAGATACTTTCTACAAAGCATGCCATACAGGACACCCTAGTACAGTGTGGGTTATGGCAAATATTGTTCACTATGTATGGTTGTATAAACATATGATTGCTCTTAATGATGAATTTAAATTGAGATATAATCATACGAAAGATCACATGACTATTCAAAAATTAAAAGATGTATTATCCCATACACCTAAAAACATACCTATAAATAAAATTGCTACAGACCCAACACCTGCTATGCCAGATGAATGTAAAATACCTGGTGATGTGATTGGTTCGTATAGAAAATATTACATAGAGAAGAAACAAAGTTTTGCTAGTTGGAAATCACCATCTACACCACCACAATGGTGGGTTGAAGGAGTTGCCAATGTCTGTTAAGTGGGACGGTAAGAGTAGAATATCTAATGACACTTATAGAGAGTCATGGGATAGAATATTTAAAACTAATCCTATAGCAAAAGAAGTAAGAACACCAAAGTACAAACCTAGAGTAGTTAAAGCTAAAAAAGGTAAAGGTAGTTTTAAAAGAAAAAAAGAACCTGAAGATGGATGGAGTGGAATAGTTTAATGGACTTCTTAGAAGAAACAATCAAAGAACAAGAACTTTTAGATATTAGT